CTGCGGAGCATAAAAAATGTCTATGAAAAAATTGTATAAATTAAATATGCATGAAATTAATACACTAAATATTGCACATTTAAATCCTACATTAAAAGCAATTGTAAAAACTATGTATAAATTACAAAAAGAAGATATTAATATAAATGGACTAACAGGAGATAATATATTAAAATATGCTGTAGAATTTAATATGTGGAAAACTAAGCAAGAAGAACATAGATATAATACTACATGGGCATACTATATAAAAACATTAAAAGAAAATTGTAGGGTTGTAGAAGTAGGATTTATAAAAGATTCATATGAAGAATATCTAGAAGATTAATAAATAAGATTACAATATAAGATTAGCATATAGAAATATATGCTAATCTTTTTTATAAAAATTTTTTTGGCCTCGTTGATGGTTAGGAAACGGGCCTCGACTGAGATCAGTAAGAGGTCTAGACCGAGACCAGTACACAGGTCAGATCAGATATGATAAATTGGCATAGCACATATACGAAATTGGCATTTTACAAATTTAAAAATTGATGATATTATATAAAGATCATGTGATACTAGGTTCATGTGATAAAACAATAGAAAGATCTAAACAATGGCCAATAAAATGATTGATCAAGAGACCTATGACGTGTCTAGAACTTGGGCTGAAGATATGATCATGACAATAGATAATGTGCTAGAATTTGATCAAGAGGATCCCCTTCCAGGTTATGATGATGATGAAATTACAGAAGCCTGTGTAGAACTTCAACTAGCCCTTGAAACATATTATAGAGTGGTTCATGGCTTTAGTATTCAAATGCCAAACAGTATTGAAATCAAATCATTTGACCGCCAACCAATTTCATATAAGATCATTCCAGATCCCATGGACAATACAGATGTAGATATTTGGACCAAGGACTTGGTTGAGGGCATCACTAAGGCCTTTGGCAAGCAACCTAAAGAGACTGGCCTAGAGATTACAGATAAAGATCGTGCAGTGGTTACAAAAGATCTTAAAAATGCTCTAGAAATGTTCTATCACACGTTCATCTAATAGATCATAAATGATAGGCCAATTTGGCATGTCAGAGATGTCAAATTGGCTGTTTACTTATTTGCAAATTGATGATAGAATACTTACATTGATGATTAATAATGATCATCAAGACACTTAGAGGTTACAAAATGCCCAAGATGATGAAACTCTACAAGCTCAACATGGAAAAGGCTCGTGGTCTTAACATTGGCCATTTCAATCCCACATGCAAGGCCATTCTAAAGGCCATGTACAGGATTGAAAAGATGAACACAGACCATGGTCACAGTGGAACCACTGGAGAGGACATCCTCAGGTTCGCTGTCAAGACTGGCCTTTGGATCACGCGTCAGGCCCCTGAGAAGTACCACACTACATGGGCATATTACGTGAAGAAGCTTACGACTGAAGCTGGAGTCTATGACTCAGGCAAAGTTGAAGGCATGAGCACAGAGGAATATCTGGACCAAGAGGATGATCTCCTCGAGGATGAGCCTGAGGATATCATCGAAGAAGATGAAGAAGACTATACTGATGGAGAAGACACTGATGGAAAATATGCAGATAAAGAATATCCAGACGAAGATCGCAAAGTGACTCGCGACATGGACAACATGAAGGCCAATAGAGAAGACTACGACAACGAACAGTCAGAAGCCGCTGAGTAAGCAACAATCTAGGACCTAGGGCAAAGGCTCTGGGTCCTTTTTTGTATTCAATCATGGAAAACATGTTTGAGCTTTGGCTTCTCCCAGTCACAATCATGTACGGGATCGCATTAGTTCTCGTATTACTACTCTATGTATTAGACTGGGTCATGGAATCTGGATTCTGGATTCTAATCATAATCGCAGCAATGATGCTGTCAGACATATGGAGGTACTAATGATCACAATCCACTATAGCACTATCGATAGAATCAATCGGACAACCAAATTCTCATCTTTGGAAGCCGCAAGGGAGTATGCTCACAAATGGATTGGCAAAAGTCCTTGCCTGAGTCCTCATTATGCTGTCAGTGACGATGGCATAGGCAAAATCGAGGTTGAAGGGTGCAAATTGGAAGAATTATTCCCGGAGGGATACTAATATGGGTTACAAAGTGATCTTTAGAAGTGCTAATAATGAAGATATTCCTCATATTAGTCTTGAAGAGGAGTTCAGTACACAAAGTAATGCTAATAGTGCTGCCAGAAGGTTCCATAGGCTGTTTCCTGTCTATAATATAGTAACAATTGTAGGCTTGGACACTAAAGAGGTCTCAGAATATAAGCTGGTAGTGTCGCAGCACGTAGCAGAGTATAAAACACTCTAAAAAGACCTAATAATAGTTATAATGGGCTCTAGGACCTAGGTTCTAGGGCCTTTTTCATTTAATAGGGGTACGGTCCAGTTATGTATAGTTTTCTTCTTTAGTTTTGCCTAAGTGCTTGAAAGGATTGGGTTATTTTTATTTTAAACTGAATTAACTAAAAAACTATTAAAAACTAAAAGGATTTAAAATATTAAAATATCGTATTATAAACGTGTTTTGGGCCCGTAGTTTGCCAGTTCGTCAGTATTTGGAAATTTTTTCAACCCAGGGTAGTGCCTAGATGAACCCACGGTAAAGCCTTGAGGACACAATTTGGCCACATTTAGATGATATAATAAATGAGTTAAGAGCAAAAGGACCCCCAAACATGAGCAATAGAATAACACGTAAAGAACAGCACTTCCTAGACACGTATATGGCCAGGGTCAATAGAGTATGGGCAGAATGGTTCGCTACAAGAGGTACCTATGGTGCTCTGTCCATGAAACAACGAGAAGAAATACTAGCCCTTTTAAGAGCGAAGCTCCACAAAATAAACTGTAAAATCAACAGTTAGATAATACTATCCTTTTTAGCTAGCTCAATGACATTGGTTTTATCGTCGGATTCATGAATAACATCTGATGTATCCCAACCAAGCTTAGAGCCGACGGCATCCTCGAGTCTAGCCCTTCCCTCTGCAATTGGAGGGAGGAGATAATACTTGCTCATTTTACTAATCATATTCCCATGATCGTCTTTATAAGAGAGCACCATAGCTCGTGTATTTTCGCCATCGGAGGCGAGTTCCATAAAGTACCGCTTTAAAAGACTGCGCTCGGATGGGTCAGCATGTTTACGACCATATTGTTTCTCAACAGCCTGTAGAAACCTAGCCTGGGGCAAACGAATTAGCCGCTTACCAAACAGAGCTGCTTCCTGCGGTTCCATGAAATCGGTGATGAAATGAGGCAGTTCTCTTTCATTATACATCTGTCTGAAGATTTCAATGACCAAGGCATTGGCAGTCGACATCTCCCTTTTAACTGTAGTAGATACAATCTTATTAACTTGCGTAGTAATGGGAGTGTTTTTCAGCCATTGGAACAAGCCACTGAGAGCGCCAAGCCTATCCCTTTCATCCATGGCACGCGAGCGTGTATGAGTAGGATCTATAATGGTGTACAGTTTAGTAAAGAAATCGTCATTATCCCTTAAAGCATCGCTGATAGAGTAAATAAAGAAACGCCTGTCTTCTGGCGGAAGGCTAATAGGCTTACTGCTATTCGAAGTAAAGACAAAGCGATGATAACTTGTCACTTCAAAGGGATTCTTGTTCTTTGCATTAATGAACATGCGCGGTTCAGTAATCCAGCTCTTTAGGAGGTTGTACTCCTTTGCCTGCTTATGATGGTTGATCTCGAACTCATCCCATGTAATCAGAAGACTTTTAACCATTACACTGTTGAAATCGGAGCTTAGGCCATTGCCCAGCGAACTGCAGTTCTTTCTTCCAAGTAAAGTGGACCAAATATTGTGGAAAGTACTTTTGCCTGTGCCTTGCCTACCAATAAGCACGATTGCATTTCCTGGCTTAACAGCGGGAGTCTGTATAGACAATCGTATTTGGTCAATGAGCCAAATGCGCTCGGCATTATCAGGCACAATCTTGTCCATGAAGTGGTTGAATAAGGTGACAAGTAAATCATTCGTCCCTTCTCCAAAGTTCTCTAGACCTGTGAACAGATTGATTTGTTTACCAATCGGAGTAGTAATCACTGACCCTTCTATGTCAGGGCGGAAGTCCAAGCCAATATAGGCTGGTTTCGACGGAGTCGCGGCCCAAGCAGCCACAGTACTCACTTTCTTATCGTCTACTATGATCTGCTTATTGCGCTCGGCCTTAAGACTAGCCAACGTATTCCAATGATAGTATGGAATAACGGGATCATCCATGGGTTTGCCCAGTTCAACATAAATGATGTCACCACCCAGGTTGACAAGGGAAATGTCGGCTTCAAGCTTGGCTATTTCTTCTTCGAATGAGCCAGTCTCTAGTATCTCTTCTGTAACATAGGGCACAAAACCGGCAAGCATTTCACCGATTGAGTATTGATTTTCAGGAGCAGCGCTTTCATCTGCTAGGTCCCATCCTTGAACGACTTCGTGTACTCCAAGATCTCTGTAGTTGAGGGTAAAGAACCGTGTATCTTTAAACCCAGTGCTGAGCTTAGCAAGTATCTCTCGCATAGCTTTAGTGCCTGAGGCATCGTTGTCAGGCCAGAAATAGATGGAACTATCCCTTTCACGCAGGGGCTTCCAGTCCGTGTACTTGTGTGCGCTAGTACCACCTGACCACGTGGTGATGATGAACCCTTTAAGCTCAGGGATCCGCATTGCGGCATCCGCAGTTTTCTCCCCTTCTACTATGATAACGGGTTTATCTTTGTGCTTATAGAGATTGGCCAGATTATAGAGCGGACGATCTTTCTTAGGTGGCTCGGTTGCATCCCAGTCCTTCTGGCTCATGCCCTCATCAGACATGAACGTCTTAGAAAAGAATGGGCGGATATCTTTGCGACCGTCCTCGTTAACCCAGCGCTGTACTATAAAAGCTACTTCACCAGTCTCACAGTGATATTCGTAGATAATATCATTAGGCTTACGATATTTGAGAGGAAGGGCTGACTCATGTGCGGGATAATTGATAATCTTATTGATATTACCACCGCTTTTATCCACACTTTTGGTAGGATAGGGCACAGCCAATCCGAACTTGGATTTAATGGCGCCGACAATCGCATTGTGTTCGCACTTACGGCTTAAACAAGTGAAGCCCAGGTAACCCGAACTGTTCTCATATATCAGAAGACTAGGGTTAGACTTGAGCGTCTCATGGACGGGACACAAGCCTATGTACTTATTGTCTTCATTAGGTTTAGGTTCAGCGTGTAGTGCAGCTAGAATCAATCTATTGGTTGCTTCAATAGGTTTCATGTGTGCAACTGCAGTCATTTGTTTGCCCCAAATATTAGCTCTTCTACCTCATCAAGATACCACTCGTGATTAGAGGTGTTTACACTGTCAACAATAGAAATATCAGAGCGAGAAGTATCTGATTCTGGTATAGTAACCAGGGTAACAGGTATCTTCTTAGCTCTCTTAGTCAAATGAGTACGCATATGCGTCTTAGGGTTATTCTTAGGTGGACCCCAATAGTCCCAAGCGCCAGTATCAAGCGCAAGCCGAAGGCCACTAGCCCTTTTAATATACCCAAATTTCATTACAGCCTGCCGCAAAACCGTTGGAAATTCTATTATGACACATCAATGCGGCCGAATTGCGTCCTAGTCTATGCCAATCACGAATATTTGGTATGTCCTTTGAGCATATCTTAGGGTGACCTTCGAATACAACTCGAGCTATGCGAATAGAGCATAGCAGGTATGCGTTATTGGATATTTACTTTCCACATCAGGGGGTATATACTTATATATGTAAGTTAGTGGCAGTCACTAATGAAATAGAAACAGATTGGGAGACTAGTTTATGTATTACTACAGATTTTCTGATAAGATGACTGAAGAAGCAGTGAAGAAGCTGATGGCCCAGGCGCCGAGTCAGGCTGCAGCTATCATCCTTGCTGTGTGGGAGTTGCGTGATCCGGCTGGTGTTGATAAGGTGTCGGAAGATGCTATTATCGACCATATCTCGGGTGACCTTGCTCGGTTCTCTCCGCGTGCAAAGGGACCAGAAGTTGTTCCTGGATTCGTGGCTTACTATCGTGCCATGCTTGGCAAACTGCCAGCCCACATTATGGAACAGACCAAGGATAACCTTGGCAATAAGCCCCGCGGTGGGAAGCGTAGTTCTGTTGACTCTATGGTTGATCCTATCACGGGTGAGACCATTGAAAACGTATTCAAGCGTGCGCCCGTAAAGAACCCAGGTTCCAGGAAGACCCGTAAGATTGTTACCGAAGAATTGCTCGGTGACGACGAAGATGAAGTCGACTTTATTGATGAGCCGGCGGACGACATTGAGGGTGCATAATTAGTACTGCGTAATGCCCCCCACCTGAGCATGTGGCTAAACTGCTCACCTAGCTATTACCTAGGTACAGGGGTAGGGAGTGACTCTCTCGAGAACATGCCAAGCCTCGTCAGCTAGCATTAAGTATCCATATTCTGATCTCATAAATCAGCTGGAACCCTGTATCTTGGTAATAATTAGGGAGAACTATCGTGGATTTGTATGCTCTTATCAAAGAGTTTCATACTAAGTTTAAATTAGATTATGAGGGCCCGCCAAGAAGTTTAGAGCGTGGACTGCTTGAGTTCCGTATTAACTTTATGGATGAAGAACTGTCTGAATACATTCGTGCTTCTGAAGATAGCCGTATGACAGATCAACTCGATGCGCTAGTTGATCTAATTTATGTAGCACTTGGCACAGCGTATTTGCAAGGCTTTAACTTCAACGAGGCCTTTAAACGTGTGCATGAAGCCAATATGAATAAAGTACGTGCACCTTCTACAAAAGAAAGCTTGCGTAATTCTGAGTATGATGTAGTCAAGCCTAAAGATTGGAAACCAGCTGATCTTTCAGACCTGGTGAAATAATGATCACACGTGAAAAAGCTGCAGACTTACTTCATCATGCTGCTGAATTAATCAACGGTCAAAGAGCTAAAGACTATGGCGAGCCACAGCAGTCCTTTGAAAATATTGCTAAAATGTGGTCTACATATCTGCATCAAGAAATTACTGTAACTGATGTAGGTATGATGATGATTCTACTTAAGGTGTCACGTAATCGTCGTGGTATAGATAAGCAAGATAATTTTGTAGACATTTGTGGTTATGCTGCACTTGTTGGTTCGGAGAGTTTTGATGAAAGCAAATGAAGCCTGGCTCAATACTATAAATGATATACTAAAGCAAGGTACAGCTGTCGCTTCCCAAAGATCTACGGGTGCTGGGGGTCGTGTGTCCTTTGAAGTATTGGCTCATACCATGCACTTCCAGATATCCCATCCTATTGTCACATTAAAGCCTAATACATCCTGGCTTTATATGTGCGCTGAACCTTTGTGGGTTCTTAGTGGAAGCAGCCAGCTTAACTGGTGTCCAGAAATTGAGAAGATACAAGGGCCATACTCTGACAATCAAGTGACATTGGCTGGTGCATACGGTCCACCTTTTAAAGCCCAAATGGAATATGTGATAGATAAGCTTAACTCTGATCGCAATACACGCCAAGCTGTTATGACTATATGGCGGCGCAATCCCATGGAAAGCAAAGACATTCCATGCACTGTTGCTATTCAGTTTCTTATTCGTAATGATGTTCTAAACTGTATTGTTACAATGCGGAGTAGTGACGTCGGCATGGGTCTGCCTTATGACATGCTCACATTTGCATGTATGACAGCTGAAATAGCCTCTAAGCTGGAGGACTCTACTGGTCTTGGCACATGTTATATAACCGCAGGCTCGCGGCATATCTATCAGGATCAGCTTGATAAGCTGCTGTTTATTTATAAGCATGCTAGTGAATTGATTGACAAAGCAGATGATAAATATAATGCTTGGCAAGTATGGACTTGGCCGGCTATTAAAGAAAAAATGGAAATAATCGCACTCTCTCCTTATGAAGATCGTAGTCTTTATCAATCTATTGCAAAGCAAAGGTTATTGGGGGCATCGTGAGACCGACTATTGAAACAACTATATTTACAATAGCTCAAGCTTGGGCTACACGCGGTACCTGCTGTAAGAAAAAAGTAGGTGCCGTTATTATAGATAAGAATAATAATGTGCTGTCTAGCGGTTATAATGGCCAACCTAGGGGCTATCCTCATTGTGATGAAGCCTATCCATGTGATGCTTTTTTTAATCCTAAAATATCATGTAATGCTATTCATGCAGAGATAAATGCATTGATACGTTGCCTTGATGTTGATAAAGCGCATGCCATATTTGTCACAGAAAAACCCTGCGATAAGTGTATGCTTGCCATTCGTAATACGTTTATTGAGTATGTCTATTATCCAGATGATTTAATGGAATATCGTAAAGATAATATAAGGCTAAAGTGATATGGATCTACCAGACCTTACGAACATAAGAGAGTTTGCATTTGATTTTGAAACCTGGGATCCTTATCTGCAGAGTAAGGGTCCTGGTTTTGTTTATGGGAGGGCTAAAGTAATTGGCATCGCTGTTTATCTTGAATCAGGTTATAACGCTTATTTCCCTTTACGTCATAGTGAGGGTAATGTTTCGTACCCCGAACTTAAGCCGTGGCTCATTGAGCTTTTTAATGATCCTATCCGTACTTCAATTGCTGCTAATTACAGGTATGACGCTGAGTGCCTCTGGTCTCTTGGAATAGACAATAATACCTATCAAGTTGATGTACAAATTCTTGAGGCATTAATCGATGAAGAAAAGGGTAGCTATTCGTTGGCTTCGCTTTGTAAGTACTATGCACTCCCTGAAAAGCAAAAAGATAAAATTGAAGAAGCTCTTTATCGCCAAGGCTACATCGTAGGCAATAAGCCAGACTGGTCTAAGCTCTTTAAGCTACCAGTGGAATTGGTGGGCGAGTATGCAATGTATGACGCTGAGTCTACCTTTACTGTGTATCAAAAGCAGAAGGCAATCATTGATGCTGAAGATCTAAATGAAGTAGCGGAACTGGAATCAGCCCTTATACCTGTGCTACATCATATGCGTGTTAATGGTGTACCTGTTGATATACCAAGAGCTGAAGCTGAGAATGCTCGCTTGCTTACAGAAAACCAGGCAATGCTTGATGAGATTCAACAAGTATTCCCTAATCTAAATTTGTTTTCGCCAACCCAGCTTGGGGTAGCCATAGCCGAGCGTGGTATAGTACCAGAGAAAACTGAAAAAGGTAATGATTCAGTCTCTAATGAATTTCTATTGGCTGTTAATGATCCGTTACTTAATCTAATGGGTAAGTACAGACAACAAGAAAAAATCCGTCGTGACTTCATTCAAGGTATGATATTGGAGGATTCCCATGAAACTTTGGTACATCCTCAATGGTTTCAAACACGCGGTTCTAGCTTTATGTCTGGTGATGATACAGGGGGTACTCGCTCTGGGCGTATTGCTTGTGCTAATCCAAATCTTAGTCAAATCCCTAGAAGGCATCCTACATTGGGTCCTTTAGTCCGCTCATTGTTCGTGCCTTACAAAGGTGATAAGTGGTTCAAGGGTGACTTATCGCAGCAAGAACCACGCATTAGTTTGCACTATGCTAACCTGTTAAAGCTTACAGGTGCTGCAGAAGCCCGTCAAGTATATATTGATGATCCGCATACTGATTATCATACTCTAACTATGAATATGGTGAATGCAGTAAGCGCTATGCCTATTGATCGTGGTCAAGCTAAGACTATTAATCTTGGTGTTGCATATGGTATGGGCAAACAGAAGTTAGCCAATGGCCTAGGTTTGTCTACTCATAAGGCACAGACTATTCTGAACAGTTATCATGAAGGTTTCCCCTTTATGAAAGAGCTGATGAATTATTGTATGCAAGTTGCTGAAGAACGTGGGTTTGTTAAGACAGTGCTAGGTAGGCGCCGGCGGTTTGACATGTGGGAACCTCCCTACTTCCAGCGTGGAAAATTCCCCATCAAAGGCCGCGATAATGCTATAGCAAAGTATGGCAGTGTCAGAAGGGCTAGCCTTCATAAAGCTATGAATAGTATAATTCAGGGTTCTGCTGCAGAGCAGATGAAGAAAGCATTAATTGCATTGCATGCTGAAAAAATACCATTGCTCATTACATTGTATGATGAAATTGGCGCGTCTATTCAAAGCGAAAAGCAGGCAGAATTAATTAAAGAGATCATTGAACACTCGATTGAATTCACTGTACCACAAGTAATGGAATATCAAGTCAGAGACTCATGGGGTGGAGCATGAACTTGTATGATAAGCCAATAGCACTTAATGAAGATGGTGTGCCAATGGATGAAAAAGACGTTGAGCGCATCTGGATTGATTATGCTAGAAAGGCCGGTCTATTCGCGGTGCATATCGAAAACATAGGCTCTTCAATGCCTGACACATTACTCATTTGGAAAGGGATTACCATTTTCCAAGAGGTCAAAATACAAAGGGGCAATCTGGTATACTTCCAACAGTATCAGTGGTCAAATTTCGCACGTATGCGTCATTCGTGTCATCCATGGCAACTAGGTATTGTCGTATGGAAAGATGACATATTCAAGATATTCAGTTTTGATAGCATCAAAGAAACTGGTGCGGAGCCAGCAGCTAAGGGTAAAGTTAAAGTAAACCTAGGCCTTTTAGAACCGCTCTATACTGTAGCAGATCACTATGAGTTCACACAGTATCTAGAATGGTTGCGCTCTAAAATCTGGAAAAAGAAAGCATAAGCTATACACAATTGGCATAGCAGTATTGCGAAATTGGCAGTTTACAAGGCGTGCAATAGGTGATATAATAATTCTGTAAATGCGAGAACAAACCTAATGAAACATCATCAAGATCTATCAAGAGACGAGGCTGAGCAATTTACTGACAGGCTCGGTGGTAATTTAGCTGAAATGCTAAATAAAGAAATGGTTGAACATAAGATGTGTCCTATATGCTTGCACAAAACAGTGATTGTAATGTGCCATGCATATCTGGCCAGAATGGAGGATGAAATAGAACCTCATGACACAGTTAACTGACATAGACTTAGATGAAGTAGCTCTTGATGCGGATGCACTCAAGGCTATTCCTTCTAAAGAAAAGATAGGCATACTTGCCAAGTTAGCTTACGAACAGCTTGAACTTGAGCAAGAGATTGCTAGGATTGAATCTCATCTTAGCGATAAGAAAAAAGAGTATAATGAAATTTCAGAGATTAAAATCCCTGAGATTATGGATGAACTAAGCATTGACGAGTTTCGACTTGCTAATGGCGTAAAGGTTAGTGTCAACCCTTATTACTCTGGCAAGATTACAGATCCAGCAGCATATAAGTGGCTTGAAGACAATAATCAGGCCGACATTATTAAGGGTGAGGTCAATATCCCTTTCCCTAAAGGCTTTAGCAAAGAACAGTTGCGTTTGTTGGTTAAGGTAGCAGAGCAGGTTGGCTTGTCTGCCCAGGTTGGGGAACAAGTTCATCCTTCAACGCTGCGTGCTTGGATCAAGGATATGGTCCAAAAAGGGCAGCAGTTTCCTAGGGAACTGTTTAATGTGTACGTTGGAAAACGTACGAAACTCTCACTCAAGTAGGAACACATGACAAAAGAGATAGCTCTAGAACAGCCTGGTGCACTGGCACCTATGCCATTTTCTATTGAAGATATGGCCGACGATGTTAATCTGGGTGGTAAAATTGGCCTCGCAGATATCAGTATTCCTTACTTGTATATACTGCAGCAGAATAGTCCGCAGTGTAATCCTGATCATGCTAAGTACTTGCCTGAAGCTAAGCCTGGAATGATCTACCTTTCAAACCTTGAAAAAGTGTTTGACGGCAGAAACGCAGGTATTATTGTTGTGCCTTGTTACTATGAACGCCTGGTTACTGAGTGGCTGCCAAGAAATGCTGGTGGTGGTCTAGTTGCCTCTCACGACCCTGAAGCGGAAATTTTAAAGACTGCTAGGCCAACAGAGTCTGAAGGCAAGACGATCATGTGTCTGCCTAATGGGCATCAGATCATTGAGACAGCTTATCACTATATGCTTGCCCAGGACCCAGAAAAGAAAGTCTGGTATCAGACAATTGCTCCTTTTAAGAGCACGGCACTTAAGGCTAGTCGCAGAATGAATTCTACGCTTAGCACTACAATGATTCCAAACTCGGAAAAGAAGGCACCTCGGTTCCTTTTCAAGTGGCGGCTGACCTCTGTTAAAGAACAAAAAGACAATTATGTCTGGTCATCTCCTAAACTTGAGCAGATGGATATGGTTACAGCAGATGTCTATAGTGCAGCTAAGTCTTATGCTATAGTGGCAGCTAAAGGTCTATTGCGTCGTGTAGCTGCTGAAGCTGAAATGGAGAATGGTGAAGCTACAGCACGTGTTATTAATCGCGTAACAGTTGATGGTGAAGTGCCGTTCTGATCTAAGCCTGCGCTATAAGCCCGTCCCGGCGTAGTGCTTAGTAGAGGGGAGTAGTTACCGCCGTAGCTGTTCCCCTCGCCTAAACATTAAGAGGGGCGCAATGAACTATGTATTAGTACCGTTATGGATACTGATGCCATGCACAAGCCAAGTAACAATGGACATGACGTCACACAGTACAATTGTGATTTCATGTCCAAATACTTTTGGAGAAGTGTATGGACCATTCCTTCCTAAGGGTTGGAAAAAGCCTGAAGCAGCTAAGCCTGTAATTGTAAAGCCTGTTAAGAAAAAGCATTATCATAAACGCAAGCACAAGCATAGGAGACGGCACAAGTGAAGTGGTTGACTCAACAGAAACAGATTCATGATTTGAATAGTCAGCTTACTGCAGCCCATGCAGCAATTCAGCGACTTAGCGAAGAATGTGATATATTGGCCAGTATAGTTGTAGAAAAAGAAAGTAGAATAAAAATACTGGAAATGCGCCTTAAAAGCTGGGTGCAGAATGGAGAGAATGCACAATGAGCAAAGACTTAGAACTAGTGGAGCGTGTGATTAAGCTCGCTTCTACTACGATCAGAAAAGACAGTTCTTTCATGAAAATGTGTGAACTAGCTAAACATGCCGCTGAAGCAGATATTGAAATTGCACAATTAAAAGCTGAAATAAAGAGATTACAGGAGAAGAAATGATCGGTAGAATTTATAATTGGTTATTTGATACTCATCGGCATGATTGGGAAACTATTAAAGAGCAACCCTTTACCCATTTTAAATATAGTCTTGTTACCAATGAAAGATATGATTGTGGTGGTGGCACCTTATATACATTACGTTGCAAGATATGTGGTCAAATTAGCAGTAAACAAATTGGGTTAAAATACAATGACTGAGTTCTTTAAACACCAAAAAGAAGAATTTGATAGGTCATATAAAGCAGACTATTGGGCCTTATTTATGGACGCTGGCACAGGCAAGACACTGGTGTCTATACGTACTGCTGAGAAATGGTTCAGTCACAATAAAGTCAACGTTGTAGTTGTAGTTTGCCCAAAATCCCTTATAGGTACCTGGGCAGAAGTTGAATTAGCGAAACACTCTGAAATAGAATATAGCACTTATAAGTGGAATCCCGCTAAGCTTAACAAAGCTGATTTTCTACAGAAATTGAGCGACAACACTAAGCTTTTTTATTTTATAATCAACCATGATGCCTTTGTAAGTGACAAAGTGCACAGTTTCCTTAATTTAATTATGGAAAACCGCAAGTTTGGTATTATATATGATGAGAGTACAGCCATTAAAAATATAAAGGCTGATCGTACTCAGCAAGCTATTGACTTAGCTCGTCATGCTAGGTTTCGTAGGATACTAACGGGTACACCTATAGTGCAAAGCCCTTTAGATGTGTTTAGTCAAACAGAGTTCCTGGAGCAAAATGCGCTAGGTTTTAGAAACTATTATGGTTTTAAAACCAGGTACGCTATTATAAAGAAAGCGAAGTTCGGCCCTAGGTCCTTTGAAGTTATTGAAGGATACCGCGACTTAGATGACCTCCGGCGCAAGTTGGACCACTTTTCATCCTTTGTAAAGCTGGAAGATTGCGTAGACCTTCCGCCGCAAGTGTTTAAGCAGATTGACATTGAACTTACTCATGAGCAAAGTGTTGCATATAATGAGCTGCGCGATAAAGCGCTATTGTATATAGAAGAACACGAGATCACAGCTGTAAATGCACTAGCTATGCTTGTCAGGTTACAGCAGATTGTAGCAGGACAACTCAAGACGCCGGACGGCAACTACGTATCCCTTAAAAACAACCGCTTGACAGCTATTAAAGAGTTAGTAGAAGGGACTAATGATAAATTAATAGTATGGTCTACCTTTGTTAATACGACCAAAGACATAATGAAGACGTTAGGTGATTCAGCCCTTACCTTTGGTTCAGAAGATAGCGCAGATAAAAGGCAGGTAATCATCGAGTCCTGGCGCACAGGTAATGCCCAGGCTTTAGTAATTAACCCACAAAGTGCCGGCCATGGTCTAACGTTAAATGAAG